TGTCCCAAAGACCACGAGGAGAAGATGAGCCATCAGCCCTTTTCATCATTTTTAATTTACTTTTCATTTTATAAGTTTAAGGTTTTTTAATTTTTCTATGATTTTATTAGCTTCTTCTTCTGCCATTGTTGTTATTTCTTCTGATTTTTTATTAGCATCCCACTTATATAAAAGCATTGCCAAGTGTACCGTTTCATGCATTATTGCTGTTTTTTGTTCATCAGCACTATATTTTTTAAAAGTACCCATGTTTAAAAAAACAAACGGTTTATAGGGATTTTTGGCTGTAAGTTTTTTATCCAAAGGATTATAATTTGTAAGCCCATAAATATACACCCCATTTCCCTTGGTTTTATCTACCTCCTCTGCTTGAGCATCCTTTAGATTTAGCCCATGCATTTGTTTTACATCATAAAATTTAAAAATATCTGTAGCATCTTTACCAACAACCAATATGTATTTACCCATATCAAAATTGGTAATCGCGCGTTTCATCATTTTTAATTTCCCCTTCATACCGCTAAGATACGAATTATTTCCAATTCTCTGCCTTCCAAATAATCAAGTCTATCCCTTTTAAGCCCCCTGGAGGCGTTTTATGGTTTTCAACAGGTATTTCTACCACTTTAACATTATCTGCCAATTTTGAGGCTAATTCTACCGGAGAAATAGTATTTCCATTTGGGTACTTCCTGTGAAAATAAACTCTGCACTTGTCTGAGCAAAACTTTTTCTTGGATGTTTGACTTTCCATTCTTTCGTTGCAATAAATACAAAAAGGTGTTCTGTTTTTCATGTGTTACGATTTGTTACGATAAAGGTAGGTGTTTTGTTACGATTAGCCAAACTTTTGTTACCCCCATACCATACACATAAATACCGCATTGCCTTATTATATCCCCATCAATTGCAAGAGCAAAAGAGAATAGCACCCTAACCAGGCAGCAAGCGCAACCCAACCCCCTAACCCTTTATATATAGCCCTTTGCCCTTTACGCGTCCATTAACTAGAAAGCAAAAGACCTGGACTTAATTACCTAAAAAAAGAGGGTACACGGTGCCAGGAGCAAGAAAGCCCGCAAAGCGAGACAGCCCGAAAATATTAACCGGACGCTTTAACAAGTGTTGATGCAGGTTTTTTAAATTTTTCTAATACGGATTAGTGCTGGTAATGGTAAATAATTCGTATATTTGAATATAAATTTTAAAATAATTTTATGGCATTAGAAATAGAAGAAAAAGTTTATGCGCAAGGTGGCCCAAAAGCTCCAGGATCAATAACACCAAATAGAACACCAAAAGCACCAGCAAAAGAAAAGGGCAAATTACTTTCTTCAATGAAAAAGAAGTATGTTAAAGGTGTTGAAGTAATGGACACAGAGCTTAGAAAAAACGTGCCTGTATCTCAAGTTAAAAAAGAAGATGCTGAATTTGTAAAAGCAATGGTATATGCTAAAAGAAAACAAATGGAAGAGATTAATAAAAATAAATCAGAAACTCTTAAACCAAAGTTATTTGCTAAACCAACCATGAATGTTAAATCTGAAACAACAGATCGCACTTATAATGTTGTAAAACAAAAAAAGATTACTCCAATGTTGAAAAAAAGCATGATGAAACGTGGAATGTAATAGTTAAGGTAAAATACGGTACAAAAAAATTCTCTAAGCTATCAATGATGGCTAGAAAAAAGTAGGTGATTGGGTTTATATTTCTTTCTTTGAATTGACCTCCCTTAAAAAAGGAGGTTTTTTTGTTGCTTTCACCAATGTGATGTATATTGCATCAAACCTCATCACATGAAAAAGAGAATAACAATTACGCTTTCAGAAGAAATTTACACTAAACTACAACTCCTGGCTCAAAAGAAAAAATGGTCTTTAAGCAAAACGGTAGAGGATATTTTAGAAAAACAATTAGCCAAGTACAAATCAGAACCATTAGTTAATTACGCAGCCGGCATAGGTTATGAGAAAAGTAATTCTTAATATAACCCCCCAGACCCACGTAAGAGCAACTCAAGGCGATTCAATATTCTTTAGAATCCCAAGAGAAAAATTACGCCCAGCCGGCCTCAAAAGATTAATGAGATTAGAACGGTATAACAAATACAAATTAGATCTTGATTCAGAAGCTAAAAGAAAATCATTTACGATGCCTCCAATTGGAGCTTCAATAACATTTATAATCCCAGTCCCTCGCTCCTGGTCAAAGAAAAAAAAGAAGTTATATCATGGCCGATTCCACCAATCAAAACCAGACATTGACAATCTCCAGAAAGCTTTCTTAGATTCCCTGATGAAAGAAGATAAACAAATCGCGCACTTAGAAGTACAAAAAAGGTGGGTTGACTTTGAATCAGGATGGATAGAAATTACATTAAAAGACTACGAACAAGTTCTTACTCTCCCCACCCCCAAGGAATAGACCTCGCCCAAGACTCCGCGTTTATGAGTATTATATACGCACATCCTATTTAACATAATGTTTATTATAAGGTTTAGATATATTATTCATTCTAGCAATCCCTAAACTTTAATTAATTAAAGTTTAGGGATTGCTAGAATGAATAATATATCTAAACCTTATAATAAACATTATGTTAAATAGGATGTGCGTATATAATACTCATAAACGCGGAGTCTTGGGCGAGGTCTATTCCTTGGGGGTGGGGAGAGTAAGAACTTGTTCGTAGTCTTTTAATGTAATTTCTATCCATCCTGATTCAAAGTCAACCCACCTTTTTTGTACTTCTAAGTGCGCGATTTGTTTATCTTCTTTCATCAGGGAATCTAAGAAAGCTTTCTGGAGATTGTCAATGTCTGGTTTTGATTGGTGGAATCGGCCATGATATAACTTCTTTTTTTTCTTTGACCAGGAGCGAGGGACTGGGATTATAAATGTTATTGAAGCTCCAATTGGAGGCATCGTAAATGATTTTCTTTTAGCTTCTGAATCAAGATCTAATTTGTATTTGTTATACCGTTCTAATCTCATTAATCTTTTGAGGCCGGCTGGGCGTAATTTTTCTCTTGGGATTCTAAAGAATATTGAATCGCCTTGAGTTGCTCTTACGTGGGTCTGGGGGGTTATATTAAGAATTACTTTTCTCATAACCTATGCCGGCTGCGTAATTAACTAATGGTTCTGATTTGTACTTGGCTAATTGTTTTTCTAAAATATCCTCTACCGTTTTGCTTAAAGACCATTTTTTCTTTTGAGCCAGGAGTTGTAGTTTAGTGTAAATTTCTTCTGAAAGCGTAATTGTTATTCTCTTTTTCATGTGATGAGGTTTGATGCAATATACATCACATTGGTGAAAGCAACAAAAAAACCTCCTTTTTTAAGGGAGGTCAATTCAAAGAAAGAAATATAAACCCAATCACCTACTTTTTTCTAGCCATCATTGATAGCTTAGAGAATTTTTTTGTACCGTATTTTACCTTAACTATTACATTCCACGTTTCATCATGCTTTTTTTCAACATTGGAGTAATCTTTTTTTGTTTTACAACATTATAAGTGCGATCTGTTGTTTCAGATTTAACATTCATGGTTGGTTTAGCAAATAACTTTGGTTTAAGAGTTTCTGATTTATTTTTATTAATCTCTTCCATTTGTTTTCTTTTAGCATATACCATTGCTTTTACAAATTCAGCATCTTCTTTTTTAACTTGAGATACAGGCACGTTTTTTCTAAGCTCTGTGTCCATTACTTCAACACCTTTAACATACTTCTTTTTCATTGAAGAAAGTAATTTGCCCTTTTCTTTTGCTGGTGCTTTTGGTGTTCTATTTGGTGTTATTGATCCTGGAGCTTTTGGGCCACCTTGCGCATAAACTTTTTCTTCTATTTCTAATGCCATAAAATTATTTTAAAATTTATATTCAAATATACGAATTATTTACCATTACCAGCACTAATCCGTATTAGAAAAATTTAAAAAACCTGCATCAACACTTGTTAAAGCGTCCGGTTAATATTTTCGGGCTGTCTCGCTTTGCGGGCTTTCTTGCTCCTGGCACCGTGTACCCTCTTTTTTTAGGTAATTAAGTCCAGGTCTTTTGCTTTCTAGTTAATGGACGCGTAAAGGGCAAAGGGCTATATATAAAGGGTTAGGGGGTTGGGTTGCGCTTGCTGCCTGGTTAGGGTGCTATTCTCTTTTGCTCTTGCAATTGATGGGGATATAATAAGGCAATGCGGTATTTATGTGTATGGTATGGGGGTAACAAAAGTTTGGCTAATCGTAACAAAACACCTACCTTTATCGTAACAAATCGTAACACATGAAAAACAGAACACCTTTTTGTATTTATTGCAACGAAAGAATGGAAAGTCAAACATCCAAGAAAAAGTTTTGCTCAGACAAGTGCAGAGTTTATTTTCACAGGAAGTACCCAAATGGAAATACTATTTCTCCGGTAGAATTAGCCTCAAAATTGGCAGATAATGTTAAAGTGGTAGAAATACCTGTTGAAAACCATAAAACGCCTCCAGGGGGCTTAAAAGGGATAGACTTGATTATTTGGAAGGCAGAGAATTGGAAATAATTCGTATCTTAGCGGTATGAAGGGGAAATTAAAAATGATGAAACGCGCGATTACCAATTTTGATATGGGTAAATACATATTGGTTGTTGGTAAAGATGCTACAGATATTTTTAAATTTTATGATGTAAAACAAATGCATGGGCTAAATCTAAAGGATGCTCAAGCAGAGGAGGTAGATAAAACCAAGGGAAATGGGGTGTATATTTATGGGCTTACAAATTATAATCCTTTGGATAAAAAACTTACAGCCAAAAATCCCTATAAACCGTTTGTTTTTTTAAACATGGGTACTTTTAAAAAATATAGTGCTGATGAACAAAAAACAGCAATAATGCATGAAACGGTACACTTGGCAATGCTTTTATATAAGTGGGATGCTAATAAAAAATCAGAAGAAATAACAACAATGGCAGAAGAAGAAGCTAATAAAATCATAGAAAAATTAAAAAACCTTAAACTTATAAAATGAAAAGTAAATTAAAAATGATGAAAAGGGCTGATGGCTCATCTTCTCCTCGTGGTCTTTGGGACA